TGTAGCGTCTTGGTTTTTGTGATTAAGTTCACATTTCCCGCTGACCCTGCGGTTGTGACAAGGTTGACGCTAATCGTCGCAGCACTGGCGCTGTAGTTGGTCGCCGTGAACTTGTCAATAATCGCCGTTACACCTGTTGCGGTGTACTGCGTGGTTTGCGTCGCTTCGACCGTCTTGGCCGGTACAAGCACTTTAACAGTAACGGTCATAATTACCCCAATTGCAACGAGTTGTTTGAGTCGTATTGCGTCATCACCCAGTTTGTACCATCTGACACCAACGTAGCGTTTGACCCAGCAACTGCCTCTAAAATAGCTGTTGTTGCAGCGCCCCCAGCCAATGGTACAACGTTACTTGACGCTGAGACTAAAGTCTGGTCTTGATAATTTAAGAAGTATAAAACACGACCGCTGCTAGTAGAAGCACTTGGGAGCGTTACAGTACAAGAAGATCCTGTTTTATTGTTGATCAGCCATACATCAGTGCTAGCTACTGAGAAATTTGCTGTCTTAGTAACAGGCGCAACATTTAATGCGTTGATGGCGCTGTAAATTGCGGAATAATCAAACGTCGGTAACGTCTGTACCTCCTGACGCAGCTCATTAAGTTGTTGTTGCAGACTTTCAACATCGCAGTTTGGCTGAGTTTCAGTCGTTTGAGCTAACGCCCGAAGCGCTGCGTCATACGATGATATGAGCGGGTCAACACTAAAATTAAGATCTTGTACGCTAACAACACTATTCGCAGTGCGGTACAACGACAGAAAAAACTGATACCAAGCCCTGTCAATTAACCCTGTTCGTTCGTCAAAGAACGGTACTCTAGGCGGGGTAATCGGCGTCGGTGTAGCACTAGGATTAGGCATTGGTTGGGCTAATTAAAAGGTTAGCGCCCATAATCGCTGTTTTTACAGGGTCAGTCATCGACAACTCGTATACGCGATCTCTTAATTTTAGCGTCATACCAAGGCGACGAAACCAGACACGTTTGTAGTATTCGCCAATCTTACCTATTGATGCGGTATGGTAGTTAGACCACGTATGCCCACCGTCATCAGACCAACGCAGCATAACTTCAGGGTCATACCCTGGCGTACCTAAATACTCCGTAGTCGTTAGATAAGTAACCGGCGAAGTTTCAGCCAATAAAAGATCGCCGTTTTCAGCGGCTAAATCTTCAGCTTGATAAGGAGGAAACGCAGGTATACCAACGCCTGATTCAATATCAATTTGCATGGAATGCTGCGCGGTGCGCTTAAGGTTGTTTTGACCTGTTGCTAACGCACGCCACGTCCTTAGCCACTTTTGCTCAGACCCACCATCTGTGTAAGTGTCAAAATCAAAAGCGTAAATATTGCCGTTTTGATAATCACCAACAACAATTTGATTGTTAAACGCCATTTGACAGTTGCTACGATGCCGCGTAAACACGCCGTTTTGCCAGCCAGCACGTTCATGCCATGCACCTGTCGCCACGTCGTAAACCCATGTCGCATTACCACTAGGGAATATAAGCACGTAAAAACTATGACCGTCTTGCTGGTAGGTGTACGCAAGCGCGTCGTTAATTGTGCTGTATTGCTGAATTTGCCATTCAATAGCGTGTGTACTAATCCGTTGTCCTGTATATCCGTTAGCGCGGTAGACAATACCTCGACCTCTTGCGTCTGCGCCTAACCAAAACAACCCATTATCCATTTTTGCGATGGTGTACGCAGATACGCAACCAATCTCATTAAAAGCGCCTTGAACACGTTGAAGTGGAAAATCAACACCCCCTACGTTAGTCCACACTTCAACACTGTTTGTGCCATAGACCCACACTTCTCGGTGGTCAACAATTAACCCAACAACGCCGTCAGGCGAACCCTCGGCGCTGGCAAAGTCAAGCGGGTCCACGGATGTGCCATCAAGTAACTGGGTAACCCATATCTTTTGGCTGTTTGGTTCGTTAAACACAAAGTAGCCATCTAAATATCCAACCGACACAGCGCCTGGGAAATCAACATCGCTAATGTTTGCGAATACATTAGTAAGGGTGTTGTAGATATAGCTTGGTCCATTTGCCGCGATGAATAGCTGTGTACCGTTATCGGCCATGCTGACCGGCCCTGAGCCAACTACTGTACCAAGAAAAGTCGCCGCGTAACTCGTGCTAATTTTATATAGGTTGTTTCCTGACACAACAAACGCAGTACCAGTGTCAGAAGTAAAAGACCATACACCTCTAATAGGCCCACTACCAATCGTCGCAAGCGTTAACAACCCTGGGCAACGCTGAAGATACGCCGGTTCTTTACCGCCTTCGGGGATAATTTCAGGGAATAAATTCACCATCCGCGCATCGGCGGCGTTGACCGAACGCGTTACATAAGATGAACCAAGAATCGGCGTCTTCACGGCGTTTAATATTAAACTGCCACAACATTTCGTAAACTGAGAATAAACCAATACCCTGATTGGCCCGGAAATACGATGTACATCAATATTGCAAAACCAAATTGCGCGTTAAAGCTAAGGCTAGTTGCGCCGGGGAAAAAACCTGATGCTGACGTTACCGACACGGTTGTGCTGGTTGGGCCTCTGCCAAGAATTTTTATTTGACCATTAGTCCCCGTTGAAGGCATTACCGCAGATGATATTTCGTTACCAACGACACCAAGGCCGGTTACCATCGTCGTTAAACTAATGGTGCCACCGTTAGTTGTAAGATTATCCGCGATAGTGCTGTAGCCGCTACCACCATTAGCAATAGGTAGCGTACCAGTTATGCCTGTTGATAAAGGTAGACCTGTACAGTTAGTGAGCGTACCGCTTGCGGGTGTCCCAAGCGCAGGGGTTGTAAATACAGGAGAGTTTGCAAGTGCGATACCCCCTGACCCTGTAGCAGTAGCTTGGAGCGCGGCTAATACACCAGAACCTAAACCGCTTACACCTGTCGATACGGGCAAGCCAGTACAATTACTAAGTGATCCGCTTGCGGGTGTCCCAAGCGCGGGCGTCACTAAAGTTGGCGACGTAAATAACAGTGTTTTAGTCAATTTTTTAGTGACGCCGCTTTGAACAATAGGCAGCACATCTGCCGCGTTCATAACTGATGCGGCGGGTAGATTTGATATTGATACGTTAGCCATAATCAACCCTAAAAGTTATTAGCGTAAATGTTGTACCGTTGACGCGTTGCAACAATCGGATATGGGATTGCCATAAGATCACCGGGGAAGTTGATGCGCTTAAGGTTTCTTTTGCTTGACATCGCAATACGTTGTACTTGAGGCGACGGTTCAACACCAAACTCAGGCGCTAACTCACAAGCTAAGTTGTACCGAAAGGCACGCAAATAGCCTGGCGGGAAGTACATATCTGTAGCGACACTTGATACTTCATTGAGCGTTTCTACAGAAATAATATGCCATTCCAATGCTTTAATAGGTACTGGATACACATACATTTCAATGTCTGGAAACGTATTGTTAACCCATAAAACTTGCGGGTACGTCGAGGTGACCGTCTTAAACGCAATGCCATCGTATTGCTGTTGGTTGATCAACTTAACACCAAACGATAGCCCTGATGAAGGATCTTTAAAATATGTGGCGTCGTCAATCTCAATAGGGCGATTGCCCACAAAGTCGCCTGTTGGACCTAACGTGCGTGAGATGACGTTAGCGGGCCAAGTAAACACCTGATCTTGTGTGCTAAACACTGACAGGCGTTCAGTATCCCAAGATTGAATCATTTGGTTGATCGCCATGATTGAATCTTGCATCACTGCCGCTGAAGGCGTCTCACCTTCTGCTAACACACCAATAAGCCGAAGCGAACCATCAATAATTTCAGCAGCAGTTGTCATATCTCAGTCTCCTGAATCCTACGACTGCGACGGCGCGGTTGAAGCTCGTTTACAGGTTCAAGTTCGTCCAACGCAGACTCAACGCTCAAATTGGTAGGATCATACACTTCCCAACCATTTTCTCTGTCATGGTCAACTTCCATGTCAGATGTTGCAACTTTAGCACCGTGCGTAGGGTGGCGAAGATAGATAACGGCCATAATTTAATTGGGGGCCAAAGCCCCCTGTTTTTAAGCGCTGTGAATAACTGAAAAATTTATAACAACTGCTTCAGACAACGAACCACCTGAAATATTACGTAGTGTGATCGTTGCCGCACCTGCGCTTAAACCTGACACCCAGCAGTTATACGCACCTGCAGTAGCGTCAGCACCTACATTCAAAATCAAAACATCTTTTGCAGAAATAAGCGAATTATTCAACGTAAAAGTTACGTTGGTTACGCTCGCTAGAGCTGCATTGTTCATCGTGATTTGTCCGGCAGACGTATTTAACGTTACCGCCGTAGACTTGCTGGTAGCTTGCGTAACAGTGCCTTGAGCGCTAGCAGCATAGCCAAGTTCAGTCGAAGCATAGATCGTCGTGCCAGCAACTGTGGATGCCGTAGACGCGCCGATAGGCGTATTGTCTATCGAACCACCGTTAATGACTTGATCTTCATACGCCACGCCAATCGGTTTGGTATTGGGCATGATTTTATCCTTTAAAAATAGGGGGCGAACCCCCTATTGATTACGCAATACGGTAAGCCGTCCAAGTACCTGTGCCGGTCTTACGAGCCAGCCACTGCGAAGACGTGTTAGCCGACACAGCAGCAGTGCCAACAATCGTCCAGCCCGTGCCTGCGGTTACGGTCACAGCGTCAGTACCATCGATATTGACGACTGCAAACGTGAACGCAGCGTTTACTTTAGCTGCCGAAGAAATTTCATCTTCAAGCAAAGCAACGGTCGGCAACGTCATAGCACCAGCGGTGCCATCAAACGTAAACAGACCATTAGCCAGTTGTGCTGCGGTAACCGTTGCTGCGCCGGTCAGCGCAGTGGGTGCACCTTGAACAAACAACAAAGCCTCGCCGGTATTACCGTCGTTGTACTGGTAGCCACCAGCACCATTAGGAATTGCCATGATAGATCCTTTCAAAAAATAATTTGGTAGGGGGCCGAAGCCCCCTTAT